GCAGCGGCTGCGTCCTGCGCTCGGCGGTGATCTTCTTCTACTTGTCGAACGAGGGCATCTCCATCATAGGACATGCAGCGAGAATGGGGCTTCCCGTACCGAAGAAGCTGCAGGATGCCATGAAGGAGATACGGGAAAAACAGATGCTCGGATAAAGGAACGAAGCCCGGCGAGGGAATCCTGCCGGGTTTATTTTTTTTGAGCAAACCCCATGAAGTTTCACCTTTGCCGTGGCTCTCTTATAGAGGTGATTTTATGAAAACATCCGCTGAAAATCTTGGTTTCTGTCCTTTCAGTAGTAGAGAGGGGAGAACACCATGACAGACGAACAGAAAGCAAAAATCAAAGACCTTCGCGGGAAGGGCGAGGGCTACAAGAAAATCGCGCAGTACATCGGCATATCCGTAAACACGGTGAAGTCCTTTTGCCGCAACAACGAATTGACGGGCAATTCCTCATCTGGCGTGTGCCTTGCTTGCGGCAAGCCGCTGGTGCAGATGCCGAAGAGAAAACAGCGGAAGTTCTGCTCGTCAGAATGTCGGGAGAAGTGGTGGAACAAGAATCGTGCCAAAGGCAATAAGCCTACGGGCGAAACCGTCCGCTGCATCCACTGCGGCAAAGCGTTTTCTGCTTACGAGCGCGAGCATCGGAAGTATTGCTCACACACCTGCTATGTGGCAGAGCGTTTTCAAGGCGGTGATGCAAATGCGTAAAGAGCAGTACCGCGCAGATATGCTCTACCAAGTATCGCTCTCCGTGGCAAAAACCATGCGGGAGCAAGGCCTCATCACGGCGGATGAGTACGCTGAAATCGACACCATGCTCCTTGCAAAATATCAGCCGTATCTTGGCCGTCTTTTATCGGAAAACGCTTGATAAATCCGCCTCACAGAGCAATATATAGGATGGAAAGGAGGTGGATAGAGTGGCTGAGGTAAGAAAAATAGAACCTGTTGTCGCTTTGAAGCCGAGGAAACGCGTGGCGGCGTATGCTCGCATCTCGATGGAATCGGACAGGTTGAACCATTCACTTTCGGCGCAGGTCAGCTACTTTAGTGAACGTATCCAAAGCAATCCCGAATGGATCTATGTCGGCGTTTATGCCGACAGCGGCATCTCCGGCGGCGACATTCGCCGCAGGGCAGAATTTCAGCGTTTGCTCGATGACTGCAATGCCGGGAAAATCAACATCGTTCTCTGCAAGAGCATCTCAAGATTTGCCAGAAACACGGTGGATCTTCTGGAAACCGTGCGCCACCTGAAGGGTATCGGCGTAGAAGTACGGTTTGAAAAAGAAAATATCAGTTCTTTCTCGACCGATGGCGAGCTTTTGCTCAGCATTCTGGCAGGCTTTTCGGAAGAAGAAAGCCGCAGCCAATCTGAAAATGCCAAATGGGCGATACAGAAACGCTTTGCCAAAGGAAAGCAATGGCACACTGCAGCCTATGGCTATCGCTGGAATGGAGAAACCTTCGTCATCTGCGAGAAGGAGGCAGAGGCTGTCCGCGTCATTTTCGACAATTTTCTAAAAGGCGTTGCGCTCAGACGCACAGCTGGATGGCTCAAGGAAAACGGTCATGCCTGCTCGATGCCATTCATCCGATACGTTTTGGAGAATCCCGTTTACGTCGGCGATGTCATTCTGCAACGGTATTTCACGGAAAATCCTCGGACGCATAAAATCATCAAGAACACCGGGCAGCTGCCAAGATACCTCGTCACTAACAATCATGCGCCAATCATTCGCCGAGAGACATTCGAGAAGGTGCAGAAAAAAATCAAGGAAAGCTACGAATTCAATCCTGCGGCGCATCGCATCGTAAAACCGAGCTGTTTTTCAGCCAAGGTCATTTGCGGCAAATGCGGTCGGAACTTTGTCAAAGGCTTGGCAAAGTCGAATCGACATGACGGCTTGCAGGAACATTGGTATTGCTTCGGCAAACTTCGCAAGAAAAATTGTGACGCCAAAAATATCAGCGGTCACAGGCTTCGCTTGGCTTGTTGCGAGATTCTCGGGTTGGATGCGTTCGACGAGAATGTCTTCGCTCGAACCGTCGAGAAGATTCTCACCACAGATACGGACAGTCTCGTCTTCCATTTTTACGATGGCACGATAAAGAGCGCCCGCATCCATTATTTCAGTCAGGAAGAGAAGAAATATACCGACCCGCACAGAAAGCCTTTCGGCTACACCTGGAGCAAGAACGGCTATGTGATTGTTCCCGAAGAGGCGGAAGCCGTGAAGCTGATGTATCAATACTACGCCGAAGGGTGGAAGATTGCGGACATATCAAGAAAATTGGAGGCAATGGGCTATAAGAGCGTTCGCGGCAAGATTTCCCGCCGCGTGGTCACTTCATCCCTCGACAGCGATTTTTACATCGGACATCGAACCGTCAAAGGACAGTTTACGGCAAGCGGTGCAGATGAACGGATAGAAAATGACCACGCGCCGATTGTCAGCAAGGAACTGTTTGATACCGTCCAAAAACGGCGAGCGGTCGAACTGAAAAAGCAGGAACGGCGCATTGCCACAAGGAGGCGAATGGACGATGAGAAGCGTAACGGTCATCCCGGCCAGCGTCAATAAATTCTCGGCGCAGCCCTTATCTGCCAAGGAAAAGCGTAAAGTTGCAGCGTATGCGAGAGTTTCCACAGAGGAAGAAGAACAGCAGACTAGCTATGCCGCTCAATGTGATTACTACGAGAAGTACATCAAGAGCCGTGCAGATTGGGCGTTCGTCAAGGTGTATGCCGATGAAGGAATCAGCGGCTGCAACACGCAGAAGCGAGAGGCATTCAAGGCAATGGTGCAGGATGCCCTGGACGGAAAAATCCAACTGATTCTCACGAAATCGGTGAGCCGTTTCGCGAGAAACACCGTGGACAGTCTCACGACCATACGAAAGCTGAAAGAACATGGCGTAGAAGTTTGGTTTGAAAAAGAGAATTTGAAAACATTTGACCCAAAAGTGGAAATGATTCTCACGATTTTGGCGAGCCTCAGTCAGGAGGAATCGCGATCCATTTCCGAGAATGTAAACTGGGGCATCCGAAAGAAAATGGCAGACGGGAAATTCACCCTCAGCTACAGTCGATTCCTCGGCTACGACAAAGGCGAAAATGGAACGCTTGTCATCAATGAGAGCGAGGCAAAGGTGATTCGCAGAATTTACGCGCTCTACATCAAAGGGATGTCGCCATACGGCATCGCGAAAAAGTTGACCGAAGAAGGCGTCAACACTCCCGGCGGCAAAACACAATGGCGAGATACAACGGTAAAAAGCATCCTTCGCAACGAGAAGTACTGCGGACGGGCGCTGCTCCAAAAGACCTTCACGCCGGATTTCCTGACCAAGAAAGCTGTCAGGAATACCGGGCAGGTTCCCAGCTACTTCGTGGAACATAGTCATGCGCCGATCATCGACCCCGATGTTTATGACATGGTGCAGCGGATGATGGAAGGACACAAGAGAGGCAGGAACAGGAAGAGTTCCGTCAGCATTTTCTCAAGCAAGCTCAAATGCGGCGACTGCGGCTCTTGGTATGGCTCGAAAACGTGGCACTCCACGGACAAGTACAAGAAGGTCATCTGGCAATGCAATCACAAGTTCCATGGCAAGAAATGCAGCACGCCGCATTTCTCTGAAGGCGAGATCAAGGAGATCTTCGTCAAGGCGGCCAACATGCTGATTGCTGAAAAATCAGAGATTATCGCCGCCTACGAAATGATGAAGGAAAAGCTGTTCGCGACTACGGCTCTTGAGGAGAAGAGAAAGGAACTGGAAAACGAACTGCGTGTCACGGCGAAGCTCGTGGATGACTGCATAAAAGAAAACGCCCGCATCGCTCAAGACCAGACGGAATATGAGGAACAATATCAGAACCTCGTAGAGAGGTATGAAAAAGCAAAGAAGCGGTATGATGAAACGATCGAGCAAATCAACGACCGAACGGCGCGAGGCGAACAAGTTTCCATATTCCTGCAGAAATTGAGCGGTCTGGATTTGATTGCCGAGTTCGATGACGACCTCTGGCTCTCCATGGTGGATTTCATCACCGTGCATGATAAGGCAAAAGTGACGGTCACATTCAAGGACGGCAGCGAGATAAAACTGGACAAATAGACGATGAGCGGGAGTCGGCGAGAGAAACCGACTCCCGCGCTTTTTTATTTTGACACCCTGAAAAATGTCAGAGTACAGGAAAAATGTAAGGGTTCAAAGGGAAAATGTCAGCGTATCAAAGTAACCGTGCAGGGGGATGTCTTACGCTCGGATTTGATACAATGCAACGATGGGGTTCGAGCCGTCAGACCGCTTGATATATGGGTTCTCGCAAGAAGGCTGTCGTTTGGCAGTCGTTTCTTTTTCTCGGAAATCGGTGATGGTGGAGTGGTCGGGTGCATATCCTATTAACGATGCATACCCTATTAACGATTGCCTTAGGGTATCGTTAATAGGGTATGAGTAATCGTTAAGAGAGTGACCTTTCAAAACTGTACATAACAATTTCTTATAGAATTTACACTCAAAAACGGCGCGTAGCTTTTAGCACGCCATTCGGTTTATCTCTTGATTTTCTTCATGGTTTCGATGGTTTTTGCTGCATTGCCGCCTCACTAGGCTGTGAATGTATTTTCACAAATGTGCTAGAAGTTCCTGTAGAAGTGCTTCATCTTGCAAAAGCGTGATGGCAAAACATTTCTTTCCGGCATCCTTGAGTGATGCGCCGATGTGATATGCCTCTTGGTGGTCAAGAATAAGGAACCGATCGTGAAAGGCATTGGTGTGATTGATGGTAAGCGTTGGATATTGACTGTTGAAGGTCGCAACATCTGCTGCCGTCAATCTCGTATTGTTGAATGTGTGGATTTCCACGGAAACATTAGCTTGTTTTTTTGCCAGCAAATTGAGTGTCCCTATATCCACATAGCCATCAATGAGAATGATGTTCTTGGCAGCCTTTTGAATCAAGCTCGCCAACAAGCTGAAGGCATCGTAAATTTGTCCGTTGAAGAATATCTTTTGACTGGACTCTGCATGGGCATGGATAAAGTCAAAGACTTGCTCGAATTTTTCATCGGTTTCTTTTTGAGAGATGAGTTGCTTTAGTTCCATTCGCTCTATGCGCTCGAAAAGATGGGCATTGTTGGCGATGAAATGCCGCATCTCTACGAAAGCATCCATGATACGAATGCTGACATCGATAGCAACATTACTGCGAAGAACTGCCGACAGCATAGCTATGCCCTGTTCTGTAAAGGCGTAAGGTGGGACCCGCCTCCCGCCATGTGCGGAACTTGA